CTAAATGTTCCATAAATAACTACCGCTAACACATAATATAAAATAGCTGGGTGTCAGTGGATTTATTAGCCAGCTTGCTACTTAGTTAGTTTTGTGGCATGGGATAGGTTAGTAGCTCCGAATCCCAGCCATTTCATATTATCAACGTCAGCACCAATACTTCGTTAGTGCTTCAAATCTAATTCTGTGACTAACAAAATCACCATCACTACTTGCGTGTAATCCCCATTTTTGTCCTTTACCATCAATCGCTTCTGCATAACCATCATCATATTTTAGAAAAATTGCATCTTCATCAAACACTTCATAAAAATGTTCATTTAAAAACCAATCCATTGTGTCTGCATTTGTTAAAAGCGGTTCTATTGTTGTAAATCTAAAATCTTTCATAATAATCCGTACTGGTGCTAACAGCGTATATACGAGATACGCCTACAAGCATTTGTTTATAATTTGAAATTTATCGTTTGGCGTACCTCGTATATACCCAAACTGTTAGTGGCAATACTAATCAACCACGTAATCGAAAACCTTTGGTATGCTCATTAAGCCTTCAAGCAGTTCAACGCTTGTTCCTGTAACAATAACTGTTACGTGTGGATGATGATTTTCGCACAGATACTTAATGAGCGGTTTAGCTGCTTTTTTTAATTCATCTAACTTAGCCGCACTACCGCCAACATCGGTTTTGTTCAATGCATTGTTTTGTGTTTCTTTGCTCATTTTATTTTTGTTTTAAACATTCGTAAATGCTACGTTTTAGGCAATTAAAATGCTACGGATGGAAAAGTATTTTTTTACAATCTTCGCAATATTCCACAAGTTCAGTTGCTGTTCTACGCCCTTTGTGTTCGCATTTTAACTGTTCGCTTCGCCCTACAACATCGTGTATGCGTAAGGCTTCGGTTTCTATTCTATCAAGCATCTCTGGAAAGTTATCAATACTAAATTCAAGATGATTAATACCTTCACAGTAATCTTCTATAATCGACTGTACTTTTTTCTTAAACTCTGTCATTCTATTTTAGTTTTATCGTTAATAATTCGCTCTACGCATACACGTGGAACGTTACCTGCAATACCTCTCCACACTTGCGATAGTATCGTGTATAGCCCCGCCATGCGAGAATAGTGCTATTCGCTCAACTTCAAAGCCTCTATTTTTACCCATTGTGTTGCTGTGGTAGCCGAAAGTTATCACTATTCCATTTGGTTTCAGTATTCTTGGTAGTTCATCTTTGAGTTGGCGAAACGGAGAAGCCTTAATCCCTTTATACATTTCCATACTTTTACGATAGGCATAAGGCGGGTCTAACAATACCGTATCAAACCTTTCACCGTCCCATTCTTTTACAAATTGCAGTGCATCTTTATGGTAGTCTGCCAACGCTTCATCATCCAAATCATTGCGTATTTCATCAATGTTTAACTTCGTCCTACCAGCAAATAGATTCAATGTTTTTCCCTCGCACGTCTTTTCAGTCCATTCTCTGATAGGTTTGATACTAAATGTCCATCTACTTAATGGGCATTTGATGTAATCGAACAACGGCACAGCAGGTAACACAGTATATAGTGCATTGCTGTCCGTTCTTTTATCAACTTTTGTCATAATATTTATCTTTCTTTTTTCAATTCAATTTTGGTGCAAGCAACGCACCATATATTTCACGTTATCGGTCATGCAGGGAACTGTTCCGATTTGCCGTTTATCGTAAAATAAACTCTTGCATCGTCAGCAACATACTCCCATGCATCTTGTAGATTTCTTCTAAATGTTTCTAAATCTTCTTTTTCAACATATATTTCTGGTTCAACTGTCCAAGTTGCTGGAAATATACCAACACTTTCATCCCCTTTAGAATAAATGTCTATTCTGTCAATTTTTACTTGTGTGTCCATTTGTTTATATTTATTAGTTTAAAATTCAATTAATAAGCATGAAACGCTAACACGCAATATAAAAAATTGGCTATCAGCGTTTGTGGTAATTTAAAATGTCGGTATAAGCCAACTTTTCATATTGCCATCGTTAACTACAATGCTACCCGAACACACGAGCAACTGCCAAATCATAATATTTTACCTCTTTTTCAATTCCAATAAAAAGGTTTCCTTTATTCTTTGACGCTTCTAAGAATGTTCCACTTCCTGCATAACAATCCAAAATAACAGACCCACTATTTGAAAATACATCTAAAATTCTTTCGGCTATTTGTAATGGTTTTTGAGTTGGATGTGTATTCCGTTCTTTTGACCACGGCACGATTGGAGAAATATCAGTCCATACGTTTGACAATGCTCTTGTATCCCTACCGTTTTTTTCTCCCATTCCTTTTGTTTTCTTCTTTATCGTGCTATATGCTTTATCTTTATTAAACACCCATTCATTTGATTTTACATACCACAATAAATCTTCTCGTGTTGATACCAACCTTTTTCTACCACCCCTACCTTTTATTCTATCATAAATTATCCAATCATTTAGCTTGAAATTTTTATCAAATTGAGCAATTACATTGCATACAAAACTCCATCCTGCAAAACAAAATACAGAACCATTTGGTTTTAATATTCGATACCATTCTTTTGTTATTTCAGGTATATTAAAGAATTTATCCCAATCGGCATATCCTATGTTATAGGGTGGGTCTGTTAAAATTACATCAACACTTTCATCAGGAATAAGGGGTAAAATATCCATACAGTCAGCATTGAATAAAGCACTGCCACTAATATCGGCTATATACAATAGCGGTGTTTGTGCGTTCTCTAATATTTGTTCTACTATCATAATTCGTTCTATATTTAAAGTTTTGTGTTTTTAATCCGCTACTGCTCATAGCACCATCACATTATGCACAACCTAAAAGAGCATCTGTACTTTCCTTTCAACTGTGCAAAGTGTATCATTATGTTGCCCACCGTGAGCAACTATTAATATTTCAAGTATTTCAAATCCTTTCGTTTTTCCAATTCCGTTAGTATTCCAACCAAAAGAAATTATAATTCCATTAGGTTTTGTAATTCGTGCTATTTCCTTTTTCAAATTACCCCAGAAACTTGATTGGGTTGTTTGCATATTTACAGTTCTGCCCATTTTTTTATAGCATTCACTTACTTGTCTTGGGCTATATGGAGGGTCATACAAAACGAAATCTATACTATTATCATCAAATTGCTTTAAGAAGTCCAAGGCATCCATACAATAATCCGCACCCATTTCAGGGTCTAAGTCATTTGTGATTTTTGCAATTCTATTCTTGTTTGCAAATGGGTCTATACTTTGGTATTCGTCTTTGAAATACTTGTAAATAAGTTTCTTGATACACTTAATATCAAATGTGTTTTTGTTAGGCATTTCCCAAATTCGAGTGAATAAAGGCTGTGCATAACACGTGCTATAATCAATAGCGGTGTCCGTGCTATCCGAAAGTTTCTGCTGTTTATTATCTTTTGTCATAAATTGAAAGTTTAATATTTTTAATCCGTTACTGCTCATAACACTTTGTTATAGGGCATTTACACTCTACCATCACTAGTTTCTTTTATCTCGAAATGTTCAGCAAACTTTTCATCTTTACTTTTTGCATACCAATCAAGTATTTTTGCTTCCAACATTTGATTCCTTTTTTGTAGGTCGTTAGTCTGTTCTTTGACTAATTCTTCGATTTGTTCATAACTTACCTTTTTATTTAATACAGTTATCTTACCGTCAACCTTTTCAGCCAAGCAAGCTCCGTAAAAGTATGAGCAGTTATGTATTTTATTATATTTTTCTTGTGCTTCATCTCGGCTATTTGCTTCAATAATGTCAAAATCTTGGTAAGTTATTTCTGGCATCCCCATTAAACCACCTACCCTTAATGCAACTAAATATTTGTTCATAATCAAAAATGCCCTATAACAAAGTGTATAGCAAATAGCTGTTATTGGGCTGTAATTAAACTATTTGCATGTTTATAAATTAGTTTCTTGTCTCAAAAGTCTGTGCTTTTTGTCGGCTACTTGCCATATACAAACCTTTAGCCATAATACAGCGACACCCTACAAATAGACAGACGTATCACCTGCCTCAATCTTTTTTAATGTTTCGTTAAGCCATTTCAATGAAATTTCAGCACTACGAATTTTACTATGTTCATCTTCAATTCTTCGCATAATTGATTGTAGCATTTTATCTATTGACCGTTTAGCACCTTTTCTTTTTACATAAAATTTACAGCATCCATGTTGGTAAGACAGGTTGAATAAATCTTCATCGGCATAGTACTGTAAATCATGTTCTCGGATTTCCTCAACCTCATCAAGATTGCATATAAAGGTTAGTGTACCTTGTTTTTGAGCATCTTCAATAGTTTTCCATTTGTAACCGCTCCAATGCTTGAAGTCATCATATTTAGAAGCCCAATAAGTATCCATCAAGTACAGTTCACCATTTTCTCTTTGCTTTACGATAAACTGTCCATCAAAACAATGATAAGGCTCAAACCTTTTCTTTGTTTCTTCTTCATTGTAACGGAAAGAAAAAACATCGTTTACTTTGAATTGTACTGTGGCTAACCCTGTATTGCCACAAGTTGAGGTTTCGTTTTTCAAATTATCATTTTGCATATTTTAAACTTTTGTTTTTCAATTTAACATTAGTGATACAATGCCCCACCTGACGGCAATACTTTTTCGATATAAGTAATTGTGCCTCGCCCCTGTAGTCCACTCACCTGCGTAGTATTTCAACTATTGCCGTAGCTTAATTTTCACAGTCTATACACTACCACCCTTGAGGCTCGTTTTCTGCTATGTACACTTGCATCTAGCTTACACTGGTCTTCGATAAGCCCGAATCAGGCACAATACACTTATAACAATAAATAAAGAACATTAAAATGATTCTTTATTAGAGCCGTTAACTGCAATGCTACCTTGACACTTCCACATCAGCATCAGGATATTCATAACAAGCGTTTAAGTAATTCTCTACAAACTTGACAAGTCCATCATAAGAACCCCATCCGTTTTCAGGGTTAAATTTCTTAT